ATCTTTCCTTTGGTATCCATACGAACCCATTTTTCTTTATTGAACCAATCGTGCAAACTTTCTTCTAATTCTTCTTCTGTCATGCTCTCGCTTTTCTGTCCACCGTTGCCCCAGTTACTTGCGCCTTTGTTGCGACACTTAACTAATGCACCACTGGCATAAGCACTTGGCCATACTTTATAACGGCTCTTAACTTTATAGTAGCAAGCATCTTTCTTTTCATTCATCAATTCTTCACTGACCATTTCGCCACCACAATGTGGGCAACTTTCACTATGGTTATGTTGTTCTTCTACACTTTCTTTAGGAACACAGTTAGGAACTTGTTCGCCACCTTTATTTTTCATACCAACTTGTTTATGTGTGTCCCAGCATTTTTCATCCAGTTGCGCTTCCGCCACACCTTGCTGAATTTTATTAGTCGGCACAAATATAGATTCATATTCACCAATGTCAACTACATAAGCGTTTGAATACCCACCTTTACCAGCATCATATCTAACAATTTTACCAGGTACTTGTTTACCTTTATGAAGGACTGTTACGGCTGTTCCTCTTGGAAGAATATTTTCCGAGCCTTCCGCCACACCTTGTTGACTGTACATATCAATAATCTGTTTAACATAGAAATTGTAATGACTACGGCGACTATTATACTCTCTGTCACCCAGTACAGTCTTTAATGCTGATACAGCATCACTTACTTCTGAGCCCTTCATTATTCTTAGTGCATCAGTAACAAGTGAGTCAACTCTTTGTGAACTTTCATTCATAGATGTTACTTCTTTATTTTTTTCTGCATCAATTGCTTTTTGTTTTTCAGAGTCAAGCCAAAACTTGTCATTCTTTTCTAAATATGCTTCCGCTTGTTCTTTACTCATTTTAACATGCCACTCTTTGGCTCTCCAGCGGAAACCAGATTTACCTTCATATGCGGCTTTAGAATGTACTAACATAAATTCTTGTACATCGTTGTCATCACCTACGTGTTTTTCAACCCAACGTTTAATGCCTGCTTGAATACTAGTTTCATCAGCGGCAAACAAATCTTTAACAACTTGTATAATACTAGGAGCCGCGTAAGTTCCCGCTATACCGGCTGTAAATGCCATTTCAGAACCTATTGTTGATAGTGCAGTAGTTATACCTCCCATTGAGGCTACCAATGGTGCAAGTAATCCAGAGGCAGCTAATCCTGTACCAACACCTCCTACTGCCAACCAGGGAAATGCTGTAGCAAACTTTCGACCAATATAACGTAGTGCTTTTGCGGCGGCAGTACTTGGGTCAATTATCTCATCAATTTGTTCTACTTTACTCCATCCAAGTTTTCTACCGTCTGGTAAAGTTGCTTGCATTGGTCCGTCAATCATTTTAGCCTGTGTAATTTTAGCATTTGGAAACTTGCTTCTGACTAGTTGTGCCCATTGCGCTTGTGTACGACCCTTAGCATCAACTGCTCTTTCCATTGCTCCCGACACACCTTCAGTAACTGTATTCAATTGACCAGTGGGCCAACGAACTTGTACTTTTTTATTTGGGTTCTTAGAAGCGACAGATTTTGCTCTAGCAAATGCCATGTTGCTAGTGAACTCTTTCCAAGGACGTCCATCAATCATAACTGTGAACATGCCTTCTGGTTCACCTTCACCACTTAAATCACGTTTTGGTTTACTAAATCCTGTACGATTGTTATCATAGTTATTATAACCCTCACCTATTTCTTCTTCGCTACGCATGTAATCCCAAACTGTAACTAACATTGATTTTGCTACAGCGATTTTTTCTTGACACCATTCAGGCAAGTTGTCACCTGCACCAATAACATCATCGATGCCGTCTACTGCACGGCGCATTGTTTCAAGATTGTTATCAGCCATTCCAGCTTCGTCATCATACTCACCGTTGAATGTTTCTTTAGCCATAATCTCACGTGACTTTGGTTTATTACCTAATTCACGGTCTTTTGCTTTTTTAAAGTTTTCTTCACGGCGTTTTTTAGCTTGTAGTTGTTCTTCACTTAATTCATCTTCATTTACACTGTCTTCACTGATACCAGCTTTTGCACTATTGGCATACTTATTACTAGTAGAAATACCTTTAAACATACTGCCCTGACCACGAGTTCGCATCTTACCCATTGGTTTTGATATAGATGGTACTCCACCTGCTGTGCTAGTTCCAACACCAGATTCTAGCATTTCATCACTACGACCAAATTTTGGTGCGGCTGTGTTAGGATCCGGCATGCTTGAGGGAGTGGCCATTTCAAATAAAGTACTGATTTTCATAGTTAAATTCCGTATATCTTATATTTATCACAAATCCTAAACTAGGTATACTAATTAAAGACCAGCTATTATAATATATTAATGATATTTCCCATACTAGCATGTATAGTACATTGATAATATAGTGATGTCTGTGTACCTGTTTGACTTCCGGTAATTCCTGCTGTATATGCAGAACCGCCGTTGCTAACTCTAATAGCGAACGGGTGACTGGTGGTTGTTGTGTTGACAAAAGTATAAGTAAATCCTCTGTACAAGTACAGCACTGGATCATTAGTATTTCCTGCAACTATGCCAGGACCACTGAATACATAATCACTTGCTCCGCTAGCTGATATAGTCCAAATTAATCCTGCTGAACTAATATTACCCGTAACAGTCAAGTTGCCACCCACGGTAACATTACCAGTTGTGGTCATTGTGTCTAGTGTGTTGAGGGCAAAGATTGCATTCATTGCTTTGACGTAGGCACTACTGTTTACACCCAACGTTGTTGTAATACCACCTGCTTGAGTACTAGTTACTCTGATTTTTACCGTTTGATTGGTTGAAGGAGTATAAACCAACTGGCTGATTATCTTTTGGTTTTGCTGTGCATAATTATAATTGTAACTGTATGCTGTGGCGAATGATCCACTATCGCCATCCAATGCGGTGTTGGTAGTGGCATCAACCCAATCATACTGAACATATGGATCATTGGAACTTCCACTAAAACTCCAACTTGGATTAAATGACAACTCGTATGTTGTGCCAGCAACCAGTGTATAAACACCAGTGCTGGTATTGTATGACACTGAACTACCAGAAGATTTGTCTGTGGTGTTTAGGATCACATCACTGGCACCTGTAAAAGTTTGACCGCTGCCTGTTCTTGTGGTTGCTATATAGTTTGTAGCAACCGTGCCAGTGGCAGTGGCTTGAACTGCTATGGCAGGATTGACCTGTGTGATTTCAATTGTGGCATAATTAGCACTTACACTAATTGTATTAACTGTGGTTTGTCTTAGTTCGTATGTGGTGTTAACACTGGGTGTTACATAGGCTGTGGCCACATTGGTTGAACCGATTGCATTTGAACCAGTTACTACTTCACTGAATCCTTCTATACCAGCATAAGCGGCATTGGTCACATCATACCATCTAAATGCGCCCCAGGTTGAACTTGAAGTCAGTCGTCTTACAATGGCTTCTAATTTATAAGTATTGCCGGCTGTCAGTGTTACCTGCGAGTTGCTGGGCTTGGTTATGATACTGCCATTGCTGGCATTTGTAGTCTGAAAGTTAACAGCCACATTCTGTCCTGTTGACTGGTCACTAGTGTTTTGTGCTAGTAAGTAAGCTCCATTAACATAACCATAAGTTGTTGGCTGACCGTTGACTATGATGTTAGTTGCGCTGATATTATTAGCGGTAATGTCCTTTGTAGTAGTGATATTACCGGTTAATGATAAATCATCATTAGTTGATATTGTTAATTTGTAATCTGATAAATTTGACATTTCCTATTCCTTATTTTATCAATAAACTCTCCAAGTTGTTCCATTATAGAACAACCCAAAACTTTGGTCGTTGACATTAACTGTCATATTACTTGCTGAACCCATAATTGTTTGACTGTTCCTAGCAATTATGAAATTATTAGTTGACGTTGTACCACTTGCATCTGCAAAATAAATTGCATCACCCGCTGATGGGCTTGCTGGTAATGTTGCAGTGACTACTCCTGCTGTTGTA